TAAGCGATGTGACGAAAAAATTATAAAGTTCGAATCCCTCATGGCCCACCATGCAAAAGCCCACGGCACAGCGTATAAAAATCGCTATGTCGTGGGTTTTCTTTTGCCTATACTGTTAAATACTGTAAAATACTGCAGAAAAATGTATCGTAAAAATATCGTAAGCCAGGAAAAATATCGTAAAAATATCGTAGCTATTTCAGCCCGTCCAGCCGCCGCATGACGCTCTTATAGGCCTTTGGATTTACTATCTCAAGTGTGCTCATAAGCTCGTCCAGTACGCCCAGCGCTGCGCTGAAATCGACTTGAGCGACGGCCTGCAAAAAGTCACTGCCGCCAGACACGCGCACCCGTGCAGGAGCCTCTCTGGCCGTCTGCACTGCCGCTTCGGGCGGCTGCGTCTCTGGTGCCATGTGCTCCCGGCGGATGGTGTAGAGGTCGGCCAGCTTGCCACAGCGCGAGTAAGTAAGCTCCCCGTTTTCGAGTTCGGCGATTGCGCCCTCTACCTCTCGCATATCAAACACGGCCACCACCCCTTACATCAGGCATTTTTCAGCGCGTCATAGCACCGGCTGATAATCTCCCGGTCGCTATCGTCTGCGTCGTCCATCATCTCCTGCACCCGGCGCAGCATGGCCTCTCGCCCATCGTCGCGGCTGTAGTGTCCGCGCACATAATGCCGCCTGGATCGCGCATAGCTGCTCCCGCGCCCATAACCACCACGCATGGACACATCCCAGTCGCTGTCGCGGCTGTATCCATCGTCCTCCAGCATTGTGATTTTGTCGATGTTTTTAATAGTATCGGTCAGCTTGTGGACGGTTTCCAAGTCACCCGCGGACATTTCGCCCTTTTTGCCGATTTCGTCAAGCTCTGCGCACAGCATGTCCTTCAGATCATACAGGGTTTTCATACTCATTTTCATTCTCCTTTCAGCCGACGCGCTCAGCAATGAGATTCGAATTTGCAAAAAGCACCGCCTGTGCACTCGTGTTCTTTGCGGCAACCGTCACGCAGCAACCGCGCGGAACGTCCACAAACGCCGCCACAAAAACGTTAAAGTAATTCTCCACTGCTGCGGGCGTAACCGTTGCAGTGGCGCTAACAAGCGGTTCTCCGTTGATTGTAAGCGCGGAAGTAATTGCACCGACTGTGCCGCCTGTGGGAATTGCGATGTTCGCGCCAAAGCTCACCTTATAACGCGCCTTGCACTGGTTCGTGATGCCGCGCAAGGTCACAATCCCTGCGCCTTCGCGATGTACGATGCACCCTTTCCCCGCCACCGCCGTTTCGGTCAAGGGGACATTCTGCCCGGCAGCTACAGTCACAATGCCGGAATTGGTATATTCTGCCATAATCTCATCCTTTCATAACACAAGCGGCGGGACTTTTGCCCCGCCGCTCTTTTGCAAAATCAGCCAGGGGCTGAACAGCCTACTTATATATAGTAGGCAGTTGCTTACATGATGTTAGCAGCCACACCCGCCGCAGCCAGTGCCGCAGCCGGTATAAGTCCCAGCTGCCCAGGGATTGCACGAGGAGTAAGCCGGGATGGGTGTAGGCCGCAGCTGCTGAATAAGATAGCTGTTCTGCGCCGCCTGGCTTGCCGCCAGCTGTGCGGCAAAAAGCTGCTGATTCTGCTCGGCAATCTTGGCATCCTTGGCCTCGATGCGCTGTGCAGTCATAGCGTCAAGGATTGCGCGCGCGTTGGCGTTTTGGTTGTCAATAATGTCGCGGGTACCCGTGTTGATTGCCTGTCTGGTTTCGCAAGCCTGCGTAGCGAGGTTGTAATTTACGCCCTGGATCGCTTCGCGGGTCTCGCAGCAGCAATTCGCCTGCTGCATCTGCATGGCATTCAGCTGCTGCATAAATGCGGCCTGCTGGTTTGCGCGGCTGATTTCGGCCGACATAAAGCCGTTACTCATGCCTTGCTGCACACCGTTGATCAGCTGCGCCTGCTGATAAAATCCATCACACATACCGTTGTTAACGGTGTCGATTTTGCGCTCAATATTGGCAAAATCAGACGCAAGCACATAACCATCCACAACACCAGCGCCATTGTTTCCCACGCCGTTGCCGCCCCAATTGCCGCCCCAGCCACAAAAAACAAAGAGGAAAAGGATAATAATCCACCATGCGCCATCGCCGCCAAAGCCCCAGCCACTACCGCCGTTGGAGGTGGCAGGCTGAACCGGCATAGTCATCACGGTACCGTCAGAAGATAAGCTCATAAAATCTCCTTTCGCGATTTAATTAAATTTGATTAAATTAAACTTAAATTGGTTAAAATTTGCTAATTGGTTAAAATTCGCTAAAAATATAAAAATCGCGGCCACGATTTTGCAAAATTATTTGATGAATTGCTGAAACTGCTGCGCCATCGCTTGCAGTTGGTTAAGCTGCTGCTGGCTCATCTTGCCCGATTGCAGCAGCTTTTGCACCTCTGCCTTCGGGTCGCCCTGAAAGCTCTGCCGGAACTGCTGAAATTGCTGCATCATCTGCTGAAATTGCCCCATTGGGCCGGGCGTTTTTCCGCCACCAAGCGCGTTAAATAGAGGATTGCCCATCGTCTACCTCCTTTTTTGTTAAGGCCTTTTCGGATGCTGCAAGTGCTTCAAACTTGGCGCTCAAGGCGTCAAATTCCCGCCGGGTGACATACTCTTCTTTTGCCGTCTGCGGTGTCTGCACAGACGGTTTTGGAGCCGCTGTGCGCTCTGTATAATCAAAAATGCGCAAAGGCTGCGGCATCCCGCTGGCGTCCGTGGCCTTGATGTAAAAAGTGCTGTTTTCGCTGTCCATCAAAAGCACACTGTTTCCAGCCGCCACCATATACGCCTTGGCACCTTCCTCGCCCTGTACCCAGATAATGGGAGAACTTTGCTGTGCTGGCTGCTGCGGCTGAGGATATGCCGCCTGCCGCAGCTGTGCGAGCTGATCAGGCATAGCCGACGGCACCTGCTGCCCCATCGGATAATAGTTCGGCATATAGCCGGGCTGGTACGGATTCCCAAAAGCCATAATGCATCATCCTTTCTGCCAATAATACAGTGGCGTTTCTTCGCCGCTGTCCCATGTGTCCAGCCAATCGCCGTCTATCACGGTCACGACGTGTGAGGGCAAGGCCAAAATATACGCCCCCGCCGAATGATCTGCGGCAAAGTCCGCGACGGTGTAACAGTCTGGGCAAGTGTTCGGCAGCGCCTGCCGATGCCATCCATGCCGCCGAAGAACGCTCCCCCATACGCGATTTGCAGACGGCATATCATGCAGCGCAAAGCCCTCGACTGCAAGGGCGATGTATACCTCTTCCCAGCTTTTTCCGAATGCCGCCGAAATTGCCCGCACGGTGCAGTCTCCGACGCGCTTGCCGTCTGGGTTTGGATTGTAAGCCCTGTATGCCATCTGCGCCCGCCTCTCTTTGCGTCCATTGTACAGTAAACAACGCTAAAACGTAGGACACAGCCGGGCCAACTTTGGGCCAAAGTATAATTTTACAAAATATTCTGTTGATGTTTGTGCAATTTGCCTATTTACAATGTAGAGCTAGAGTAGTATTATAATAACAACGAAAGCAAAGGAACTAAACGGAGGAACGCACGATGAAAAAGTACAACATGAGCAAAATCATGAAAGACGCATGGTGGGCGATGAAGAAAAACAGTGTGGGTGGAGTTCCCCAGATTAAGTTCTCCGAGGCCCTGAAGATGGCTTGGGAATGGGCAAAGCGCGAAGCGCTCGTCAAGGCCGCCACCGAAGCCGTTGCAACCTCCGGCAAGTACGATTATATCGTCGCAGAGCCGGACGCGGACAAGCGGCTGTCCATGGCCCGCAAAGCCCAGCGGGCGCTCGTGAAAGCCCATTGGGCCATGAGTGCAGAGGAGCGCAAAGCCGATCAGATTAATTTTGACGGCGAAAACAAATTCCTCATCACGCTCAAAGAAGCCTGCCTCCTTTGCGAAGGCGGAAACCCCCTCTGGATGTACACCCTCGGCCCCCTGCCTGAGGATGCATAACAAGCAATCGAATAAAAAATGGAGGAAGCAACGATGAACATCGTTAAAATTTTGAAAGATGTAGACGGGTGCAAGGCGGGCGAACTGCTAGCCAACCCCACGAACTGGCTTTGGGAGCTCCCCAGAGACAGCTGGGACATCGCCAGCGTCGAAGATATTGCGGAATATTTCCGCAAGGCCACCGCATACGAAGAGGAAATGAATCCTTTCGCAGAAGCACTCTGCGAGGCGGCAGGCATCGATTGTAACGCTATGTGGGACGACCCGTCAGGCCCATGGCCGTCGATCGAAGCTGCAGCCGAGAAGCTGGGCGTGGAAATCTACTAAAGGAGGAGAAAAAATGAAGTACGAATGGACTACCGCGAAAGGCTCGAAGGTCAAGCTGGACATCAGCACCAAAATCATCACCGAGCGGGTGAACAACCTTGACGGGTGGGAATACACCGTGCCCTGCCATGAGTGGATGTACACAATCAACTCACTGCTCGTAAACGGGGAGGAGCGGAAGGCAGGGGCACACAGGCACGAGTTTGGGCGGTTCCCTGGCCCCCGTCGTGTGGCCTATGAGTTTTATCTCCCAGTAGACGGAAAAAAGCAGCGGGCGCTTGTGGAAATTCCGCCGGAAATCGAAGAGGCCATTTATGGCGAAGAACGTGCTTATTTTATGGCGAAGTTTGAAAAGGAACAGGCCATCGAAGAAGCGTATCAAAAGCATCACGATGCAGTGCAGCGCATGCTTGACTTGTAAGGAGGAAGCGAAATGAAGTTGATCGACGACTTGGAACTCGTGTATGACGAGACCCCGAAGGGATACTGTGGGGACGGCGGCCACGCCCGCGTTAGAATCGTGGGTAAAAACACGCGCGTGACCGTGTGGCAGGGTGTCACCTGTGCCTGTGGGCGTGGGTGCTTCGGGTATGACTGCGTGCGTGATGATTGGGGATATCATGACACAGACATTGAAGAGTTCAGGGCGGACTAAGGAGGCAAGAGCACATGGTCATTACTTTGGCTGAGTACGCCAAGCGCCACGGCCGTGCACTTGCTACCGTGCGGCAGAAGGCATATAGAGGCGGCTTCAAAACGGCCCACCGTGTGGGTCGAGACTGGTTCATCGACGAGGACGAGCCGCTCGTGGACAACCGCCGGAAGCTGACGGCGAAAGATGTTTTTACCGCCGAAGCATACGGTCCCGGCGGGCTGAGCGCCGAAGAGCGGCGGCGCGTGCTCAAACTCGAGCAGGCGAAGGAGATCAGCGGCTGGCGGCAGTACCCCAGCACGTGTGAGGCGATCTTTCAAAACATCCTCGACGCGGGGATGTTTGACCGCTACGGCGCAATGCAGCTGGGCGAGATCGCCGCCCTGCTGAAAAAAGTTTATGACAAAGGCGTGGCCTATGGCCGCGAGCACCCAGAATATTGACAATCCGCCCCACGTGGGCTATACTGAAGTTGTCCCCACACATGGACGCTTGTGTGGCGCGGTGGCCAGCAATTCCGGCCGCTGTGGATTGAAACACTTGCAGTATTTGTAACAGGCGCATTTTTTGCATCGGTTATGCCGGAAGCAAAAAAGAAGCCCGACGGGAAACACTCCCGCCGGGCTTCTTTTTTTATCTGTTCATTTTGTCGTGGATTGCTCGCGCATAGCGTTTTACTGTGCGCTCGCTGACATTTAATTCGGCTGCAATTTCAGCGTTTCTGCGTCCTCTTCGGCGCATATCAAGCACCGCGTGCTCGTCGTCTGTGAGTAAAAAACACAGGTCGTCATACTCGCCCCGGCCCATGCAGAAATCGAATTTGCTGCCCATAGCTTACTCCCCGCCAAGCAGCTGCTTAAACACCTGGTGCAGACCGGTGGACGCAAGACCAGATGCAAGGCCGGACAAAATCACACCAGCGTCCACGGCGGGCCAGTGCATCCACACGGCCAGAATCACACCCAGCACGGCGCACATGGTGGGAATGTACTTGTTATCGACATCCTTCACCCACGACTTTACGACATAGCCCACGCACAGGCAGATGCCCACGATGACAGGCACCATATACTCGGAAATGAACGAAATATCCATAATTATTCCTCCTCTAGCGCCTTCAAGCGCTGCTCATGCTGGGCCAGCTCCTTGTCGTGGCAGTCCAGCCGCTTATAAAAAATTTTGTGACTTTCGCGGTTTTCGCCTTCCAGCTTGTCCAACGCGCACTGGAAGTTGTCCACTGCGACTGTCAGTTTTGTAATATTGCCGTTGAGCTTGATGAGCGGGCCGCTCACAGAGCCGATCAGCCCTACAAGCACAACAACAACGCCAACCACCGTCCATTCTTGCATGTCAGCCCTCCAGCAGTGCGGGGTTCACTAGGCCCAGCAGCTTGTCCAGCTTTGCCTCAATGCGGCCCAGCTGCTCGGTGTAGTCCTTGCCGCTGTCCGGGGCCGGAGTGGGGGCAGGCGTGGGTTCCGGCTCCGGTTCGGGGTCCGGCTCAGGCTCGGGCACATACTCCACGCAGCCCACCGCCAGAGCGGCGGCCTTTGCGGCGATGGCCTTCCGGTCGCCTGCGCTGGCGGGGCCGATGATGAGATAGTCGCCCGCATCTTCGTGGGGCAGGCCCAGGCTGTCCGCCAGGGCCGCCATCGTCTTGCGGTCGCCGCCCGAAACCGGGCCTACTTTCAGCATATCGCTCATGGGTACATCCTCCTCTTTCTTCCCGGTGATGATCGCCGGATAGTCCTTGTACGCATGGTTGCAGTCAACCCGCCCCGAAATGCCCGGCACACTGCCGTTGCTGGTATACTGCCACATACCATAGGGGCCGGCGTAGTCCGTGCGGGTGGTGTAGTGGGCCAGCCAAAAGTCATAGCGGCTCAGGGCGGCCATATCGAGATACGCCGCCGCGAAAGACTTGTAGGTGTACAGGATGCAATAGCGCCCCAGCTCCTCAATGCGGCTCAAAAAGGCCGCGCAGAGGCTCGAGTTCGCGGGGCGCGAAAACTTTTTGTACAGCGTGGCGTGCTCAAAGTCCAGAGCGATGGGCATATCGCACACAAAGCCTTCCAGCATGGCCACACAGGCACTTGCAGCCGCCTTCATAGCGCTTTCGCTCGTGGCGTAGCTGTACAGATACACGCCGGTGTGAAGGCCCGCAGCCTTTGCCCCGGCCATGTTTTGGCGGTAAAAAGGATCCTCAGTAATGCTCCCATCGCTGTTAATCCAGCCCTGCCGCACCATCGCAAAGCTCATGCCGGATGCTTTTACCTTGTTCCAGTCGATGGTGCCCTGATACTTCGAGACATCAACGCCTTCCATGATGCTCAATCCAACCACCCCATTTCCCGCAGGTCGGCCCGTACCTCGTCGATTTCTGCCTGTGTGATTTCGTCCATCGCGGCGACAGGGACACCAGCCGCATCGGCGGCCGCCTCTTGTGTGCTGCCATAGACAAGGGCTTTGATGGCCTCCTGCTTTTGCTCGTATGTCATGTCAATTCACCTCCACGACGGTTACATACAGCCCCACCAGCTCACTCAGCGGGTGATATACAGGGTTCCCGGTATCACGGCTGCACAAGTATAAAGCACCGTCCTGCGTGTAATACTTTCCATTCTCTAGCGCCATGTTGCCGTTGTACGGGATGGGGTCGTACTTTGTGCCATCGTGCTCTTCGCAGATTTCGGCCCACAGGCTTTCCGTGCCGGTCGCACCCGGTGCCCAGTCTGCTTGTGATGTGTGCTCCTGCCGCAGCTTCCAGAGCTTCCCGTTGCGCGTGACTTTGTAGCCTGCCGTGCAGCCATTTGCGGCAGTGTAAGCCTTGCCGCTCTCCCACTCGGGATAAAAGGCCACCATGCGCAAGGCTGTTGCGTCGTCCACTGCAAGCGTGTTCACCTGCTGGCGGATAAGCATAGCCTGCACTTCTTCGGTGGTCAGCGGCCGCTTTTTTTCTTCGGCAGCCTGACGTGATGCCGCATCTTCAATTTCCGCGACTTCTTCGGCGGTCATTTCGCGGGTTACGCCATTTTCGCAGATTTTCACGTTCTCACCCCTTCCGCTTGTACAGCTCGATTTGTGTTCCCGCCGCGACTACTTTTTTAGCGTATCCGCAAATCACAACAGCGTCAAAAACTGGATATTTTACGTTTCTGACGGCAAACGGATACTCGACGTTACTCTCAAAAATTACCGGAAAACTTGCACCTGTAGGGTTTCCCAGCGTCCCAAAAATGTTGGTGGTGTTGGCGGACACCCCTCTCAGCACGCACATGTGGTAGCCATTGATGATTTTTGCATGCACGACATCATACGTTGCAACGTTACCTTTTGTAATACTCTGTGTGATGACTGTAACCGTTTTGCCCCACCTGGCATCTTTGCTGAGCCCTAATGCGCGCCCACTTGACGCAGTGTCATCGGCAAAAGGCTTCGTAAGGATGACCACTGCCGCCTCTTTAAGCGCGAATGGGTTCCCGTTGCTGTCAACGTCTTTTTTGTAAAATGCCGTGTCCTCAGGGACTTCGTCGCGGAACACAAGTTCCCACTCGCTTGACAATCCGCCTGCCATGTCCACCGGAACCCATGCGGTCGGCTTGCCGTTCTCGTCCACCGCCGAAATTTTCGCAATTTGCCCTACTTGCGCGCCGGTGACGTCCATCCCGGATCCATCTTTGCCAGCAGGGCCTTGCGGGCCTGTGTCACCGGCTACACCGCGCGATGGCTTGCCCGTGTCGGTAGCACCTAAAAACCAGTTGCCATTTGCGCCGATTGTGGGTGTGATACCGTCTGTGCCGTCCTTGCCGGGTTGTCCGTCCACGCCATCACGCCCGGGCGCACCATCGGTACCATCACGGCCCGGCTGACCATCTGCGCCGTTTTGGCCCGGAGCGCCATCTGCACCGGGTTCGCCTTTTTCGCCGGGTTCACCTTTCAGCTCGGCCAGCGCAATCAAATTTTCCCACGTCTCGCCGTCATCCGTGCTGTACTGGATGTATCCGCCATCCGTCCGCATGGTGATGCTTCCAGCGCCACCAGAGCCGGTTCGTGCGGCCTCGTTGATAGCGGCCACAAGGTTCGCTTTGGCCTTTGTGGTCAAATCATCAAGGCTGCCGATTTGCTTCTGTACCGCTTCCAGCGCGGCGGCGGTGTTTTTCTCCACCTCATCCACCAGCTGCTCCCATGCAGGCGTACCCGGCTCAGGCATGGTGCCGTCCTCTGTGCCGGAGTTGCTGCCCACTCTGTACCGCAAGTCAGCGCTTGTCACGGTCTTTTCGCCGTCGCTGCCCTCAAAGGTGATGCATCCGGTGCCGGGCTGTGCAGTCACGCTTGCAGGCACGTCCACAAATCCATCTTGCACGAGGCTGCTTGCGGGGTCGGTGCCGCCGGGCAGGTGCCAAAAGGCCCGGATTGTCAGGCCATCCCACTCGCCTTCGGCAGTGACAAGCAGACGGTACACGCCCTTGTTTTTGGTGTAGCCCAGCGTCACGGGAGACGCAAAGCTCACTGCGCCGCCAGTTGACGTAAGGGTTACAGGTAGCTCAATCATGTGTTTTCACCCCTTTCACACGTAGCAGATAACGCCTTGCCCGTGCGGCGTACCGCCGCCGTAATTGTTGTCCCACTGCATATAAATATTCTGGTTTGCACTCACATAGAACGTAGCAACGTACAAATTGTTACGTCCTGGCGTGGCCACCTGCTTATTGCCGATGATAATGGACTTGATTTGCATATCGTGGTCAGCGTCGCCCGCAAACAGGAAAAGCAGAGTGCCAGCGGCGGGTGTGCTTCCCAGCAAATGAGAAGAGTAGTCAGTGGGAATGGAGCCATGCCAAACCGCCTTCGTCACGCCGGTTCCTTTTACGCCAATCACCGTGCTTCCGGCGCAAATCTTTTCTGCCGTCAGGCCGATTGCGCTGGCTACTTTGGCAAAAGTCTCGCCCACATAGCTGTTCCCATCGTAAAATCCAGCAGGGGGCTGCAAGCACAGCCTGGACACGCCATCAAGGTTGCTGTTTATCTGCGTGTTCGCCGCCACGGGAGTGACGGGCGCGCCGGGGTAGTATTGGCTGATTCCCACCGCCCCGTTTTTTCCCACAGTGTTTCGCGGCAGAATGGAACCGGTTTTGAGCGATTTATCGCCGGAATAAAACTTTTTGCCCGAAATCACGTCTCCGGTGTCTGCATCGGCGAGGGCGAGCTTGCTGTTTGATAAGCCCCCGCCGCCATTAAAATTTACCTGGGTGCCGTCCCACACAAAGCTCAGCCAGCGGCCGCTCAGGGCCTCGCCTGCCAGCGCGTCCGCAAAGGTCTCGGCACCCACGTAGGCGGGCACGGTTTTGCCGTTCAGCTGCAGGGTATCGCCCGCCGCCACGTTGGCGGTCAGTTTAACGCGACCACTTGCGCCGCTGCCGGTCAGCTTGTGGACGGTGCCGACTTTGGTGTGCTGATACAGGTGTACACCCTGCGAATCCGCATATGCAAAAATGTCTTGCGCACGGCCCTTCGGGTCGTAAGTAGCTTTTAGCATGGCGGCCGTGCCTGCGTTCAAGTCGCTCAATTCTTTGCGAATTGCCGTCAAATATTCCGTGAACTGCTGGTTCATCGTGGTAGTGTCCACTGTCACCCAGTCGGTCACGATGCCGCACACGGACTTGTCAAGCCGCTCGTCGGTGATGTTTGCGCTGGTGAGCTTACTTGCAGCAGCAGCAATGTAAATCTGAGCCAGAGAAATCTGGCGTTTGAGCGTGTTGTTTGTAAGTGTAGGTGCTGCCGGAGAGGCCGCCGGGGTGCCTTGCAGCAGCTCAATGCGAGGCTTTGCGGCATAGTCCACCGTGTCCCACGTCACCACAACGCGGTCAATGCGCGGGTTCACGGCGTTCGCAATTGCGGCCGTGAGCTTCAGCTCTGAGCCGGTGGTGTTCTTGTTATCATTCCAAAAAACGCTGCCGTCGCCATCGCTATTGGACAGCCAGCCCACGCCGTCGGATACTTTCACGGTCATGCCGCTGTCCAGCGTCACTGCGAGGTTGTTTTCTGCGCCAAAAACGCCGCTGGTGCGCCCGTGCAGCCATTTCATCACGTATTCAGCCCCGATGTACTCGTCCGAGTTGTTCGGGAAGTTTTTGATTTCGGCCAATTTATCACCCCATTACTGTTAAAATTGGGTCTCCGATTGTAAGCCCAATCGACGTGCTCCGCTGGTCTTGTGCGTATGTCATTCCGGTTATTCTCGCCTTGAATTTGACGTTATGGCGTTGTGAAACGCACCACACCAAATCCCCGATGTCATACGCCACGCCCAGCTCGCTTGCATCCGCGCTCAGGTTAAAGCTCTGCCGGTTGCGGTGGCTTCCAAGCTGCAAAGCGGCATACGTCTGCACCCGGCGGGCGAAGGTGTCATTGGTCTCCGTCTTGCCTTGTGGGTCGCCGCTGAATTCCGCCCACAGCTCGCGCCGGTTTTCGCCGGTTTCCTGCCCGGCGGTGGCGATACACTTGCTCCCGTCGGCATACTGCGCCGTACAGTAGCACACGTTTTTGTAGCTGCTCACGTCCTGATCTATCACCAGCTGTGCAGCCGTGCCGCGCTCTGCGACAAAAGAGACTGCTTTCAGGCCGGTTGTGCGGTCAACGCCCTTGTAGATTTCCCATGTGATGGTCTTTGCTTTGTAGTCAAAAACCGCCCGCTGGCCTAAATCCGCGTCCGACAGGATTTCCTGCACGGCAGAAAGCAGCTCTTCTCCGTACACCGTCGTCGTGCTGGTTGTCTCGGTCAGGCCCTTTTCGGTAGCGGTCAGGATGGGCAGGCCGCGCAGATTTGCCTTTACGGCCGCGTAAATGTCTTTTTCAACATTTGTCACTTTGTATGCCGTTGCAGCCACGCGCCGGTTTAGCCGGTTGTTGAGCGTAAAGCCGTTGAGTGTGATTTGATTGTTTTCATCGTCAAATTGCACTTCAGCCACTTCAAACGCGAGTTTTCGCTCCACAAGATACACAATAGCGTCATTTTTTGCAATTGAGATATTGTAAGCGTCCATCGGCAGCACGATGGTGAATTTCCCCACATCGTTATATTTGACGCTAAATTGCACGCTGATTGCGTGTGTGATCTCGTGGCGGTTGCTCAAATCTGGCTCAAAGATTTCGATTCTCATACAACCGTTACACCCGCGCTTTCTTCGGAAAATTCCACCGCCATTTCAACATTTGCAAGCCCTGCATCGGCTGTAGGCTTCCACGCATTTCCACCGGTGTGAATCCGGAAAAGGTCGCTTTCCAGCGTCAGCGCGCCCCGGCAGTCGCCGTCCACGCTGGAAGTCACATATGTGCGGTCGTGCGTCACCTCGATTGTCACGCGCTCGTCTTTTACCAGCGTTTTCTCAAGCCGCAAAAACTCGCCGGTCTCCATGTTCTCCACGCCCACATTTTTAGCAGTCTCGCCCAAACACGTGATGGTCAGAGTGTATGGCACATCAAACTGGCCAAAATTCTGCAGCACGATGTATTGCAGCACCATGATTGCGCCAAATTGGTATTTTTTGCTCATATTCCACGGGAAACGGAACTTTTTTTCGATGCCGCGAAGCTGGCTGCTCTTGCTCTCCGCGCTGCCCCAGTAGGGATAGGGGGCGGTGAGGCCAACCTGAAAAGGCGCTCCGAAGGCGGCCGCCCCGATCGTGGGGGAAGCCGTGACGGCCACCGCTATGTGCCAATCACCGGCGTAAAGAGTGCCGGACAAGTCCGGGCGAATCACAGTCACAAGCGCGTCTTTAAGCTCCTGCGCGTTGTCTCCCACCACTTTGCCGTTGATCGTGATAGGGCGCGGCTGAATGCTCTTGCTTTGGACGGTTGCACCCACTTGCCCGATGCCCTGCGCGGTGTTGACGTTGACGGAAAGAGTGTCCACGCCAGACGGCAGGCTGATTAGATAGCCGTGCGCATAGTCAAAGACAATCTCCTGTCCCAACTCGTTGACGTATCGAAAAGTTTTGCTCAAAAAGCTCATGCCAGCGCCCACCTCGCTCTCTGGAAGGCGGCAGCCGTAGAAGCCGCCAGCTCAACAGGGCTTTGCTTTGCCGCATAGATTGTCTGCTGCACAGTAAAGCCACCGCCGCCGAAAGCGCCGCGCCTGTAGTTTTCGGCCTCTTGTGCCGTTAGCACCATTTCGCCCCGGTGCAGGTTTGCCACATAGTTGTTATAAGGCACATAATCAAGGCCGCCCGCGTGGCTGCCGTTGGCTTTCATCGTGCCGGTAAAGCCGTCCACAATGCCGTCCACAAAGCTGCTCACCTGCTTTTTCACCCAGCTTGCCATGCTCTTGATGCCGTCAACCAGCTTTTTGGCCGCATTCACGCCCACATCAAAGATTTTTTGTGGCAGCTCTTCCACGCCGGTGATCACGGCGTCAACCAGCTCTTTCGCGGCGGTCTCGCCCTTCTCTTTCAGTTCAACCGCCCACGCAACCACTTTTTCAATCGTTGAATCGAACTTTTCTTTTGCTTTTCCGGGCAGCTGTGTGAAGAATTCAACTACGCTATTCAAAAAGTTTGAAGCCGCGTCAACGGCATTTTCTCTCATTTGCCATGCCCAATTCATCACATTTGTGATTGTCTGCATCAAAAAATTCCAGACGTTTGTCGGCAGCTGCGTAAAGAATTCAACCACGTTGTTGAGGAAGTCTTCTCCGGCTTCTTTTGCATTTTCGGCCGTTTCTGTCGCCCAAATGATAATTTTGGCAATGGTTGAGCCTAAAAACTCGCCGACTTTGTACGGCAAGTTTGAGAAAAATTCGGCCACGTTGTCCACAAATCCAGTTGCTGCGTCAATGGCGTTTTGTTTTACGTCACTGCCCCATTGCACAATGGATGCAATTGCGTTGGACAAAAATTCAGAAATTCGTTCGGGGATGGATTTGAAAAATTCGATGCCATTGTTGATTGCGTCCGGGAGCGTCTGGGTGAAAAATGTCACAATTCCATCAATAGCGGCTTTGACCGCGCTAACCAGCTGAGAAACCATATTATTGACGAAATTGCGAAACTTTTCGTTTGTTGCATAAAGTGTAGCAAGCGCTGCAACTACCGCAACAATTGCCGCAATAACGAGACCGACGGGGCCACCCAGCGCGGCTACAACGCCGCCCGCCTTCTCTACGGCGGCAATAACGCCCTTGACCTTTGCAATCACTTTCAGCACCTTGAAGTATGCATACAGAGTTGCCAGAGCACTTACAATGCCCACAACCACAGGAGCAATTGCTTTCAGGATTTCCAGCACGCGCTGGATTTTATCAATCGCCGCATCAACATCAAAGTTGCTCACCGCTTCTGTCACTTTGTCAACAGCATTTTTCAACGGTTCCTCGAACTTTTCATAAATCGAAATGCCGACGCCTTCTAGCGCCGATTTGAGAATGACGAGCTTGCCCTGCAAGTTGTCTTGCATCGTGTTCGCCATGTTCTCGGCTGCATCGGTGGAGTTTGCGATAGCCCCGGCAAGCTTGTCATAGTCCTCTTGCGACGCATTCACGATAGCCAGCAGGCCAGACATTGCTTCTTGCCCACCGATTGCAGATGCAGCCGCAGTCTGCTCTTGCTCCGACAGCCCGCCAAGCGATTCACGCAGATTTTGCATGATCTCGGACAAGCTGTGCATCTTCCCGTCGCTGTCGGCAATTGTGATTCCGTATTTTTCCATTGCCGCTTCAACTTCGTCTGTAGGCGATGCCAACCGTGTTAAAATGCTCCGCAAACTTGTGCCTGCCTGCGAAGCCTGGATGCCGCTATTCGCCATTAGGCCAATGGCCTGTGACAAATCCTCGATGTTAAAGCCCAATGCACCAGCGAGTGGGGCGACGTACTTAAAGGTTTCGCCCATCATAGAAACATTGGTGTTCGAGTTACTGGACGCAGACGCAAGGACGTTTGCAAAATTGCCCGCATCTTCGGCGCTTTTTCCCATTGCGGTTAGCACATTCGTGACGATGTCCGACGTGGTGGCAAGCGATTCACCGGACGCTGCAGCCAAATTCATGATGCCCGGCAAGCCTGCCAGCATATCCTCTGTTTTCCAGCCCGCCATAGCCATGTACTGGTATCCTTCAGCAGCTTCGGACGCGCTAAATTTTGTGGTTTTGCCCATCTGCTTCGCCAGCTCGGACAGCTTCTCCATATCTTCGCCGGTAGCGCCGGAAATAGCTTGCACCTTCGACATCCCAGCCTCAAAGTCGCCGCCTACCTTGATGGCATAGCCGCCAACGGCGGTGCCCAGTCCTGCAATCGCCGTGCCGACTTTCGCCAGCGTTCCGGCAACTTTTTCAAAGCCTTTTGTGTAACTATTTTGCAGGTCGGTTACAACGCTTTTTGTGTTTGTCTTTGCCTTTTTCAGCTGGCTCTCATACTCGCTCGTATCCAGCGAAATCTTTGCGCAAAGATTGAAAACGTCCAATTTCTCACCCCTTTCCCCCTGCATCACGCAGTTTTTTGCGCATATGATCTATGATTTCGGCCGATGTGCGGGTTTCTTCCGGCGCGGGGTGAATCATGTCATAGTATCGCGCAGGCCGTTCCCCGCCCTGCTGCATGGCCGCGATAAAGCTCAAAGCCGTGTCCGTGAGATAAACGCGGAAGAGGATTTCGTCCATATCCGCCTTTATCACGTGCGGCAGCGCCGACACAAGGGCATGTGCCCTCAGTTTCGGCAGCTTTGTCAGGGCCGGGATTACTCGCTCTGCGCCTCCGCACTGCGCAACGACGCGAAAAAATCCATGAAATCCTTATCTTGCAGCAGCTTGCGCACCTGGTTGCAGGTGGTGATGATGTTTTGCTTGCCGGTTTCTTCCGCCGTCAGGCCGTTAAAAGGCGACAGGATGGCGTACACGTCCGCACGGTGGGCCTTGAGCAAAATCGGCATAAGCGCGGCAATTTTGGCCAGCCCGAAGCGCATCACTTCTGCCTCGCTGCGTGTGCCAGCGGGCAGCACCTTTTTCAGCTCGGCCACTAGCGCCTCGTCCTGCACGATATTGGTTACAGGCACCGTGATCTCCAGCGCCACGTCCAGCGCCTCGTCAGTGCCCAGCTGCGAAAAAATCCTCATAGCTACTCCTTACTGCTTACTCGCTTGCCGCAAGGCTGTAAAAGACCATCGGCATGGTGTCCTGCGCGTCAATGGAGACGTGGCCGGTCAGCTCCACAGACAGCTGGCCCTTGCCGTTTTTGGTCGTTTGCAGGCTAAAACCGCCGGTGGACAGTGCATTTTTGATCTGGATTGCCACGCAACCGCCATCTGCGCGGTCGCCTACCCACCATAGGTCTGTAAAGTCGGTCTGTTTCAGGTCGCGGCGGGGTGTCACGATGTCATTCTTGCTGGCGGTGGTGGCGCTGATGTCAGCAGCACCCAGAGCCAGCTTGATAGCGTTCGCGCTCAGGCCCAGGCTGGTAAAGGACAGCTTGCACTCCCAGCTGTCCAGATGCTTCAGCTCTTTCATGTTGACGGGGCAGTTGTCCACGTCCTCACCCAGGTCGCTGTATGTGGGCACGCAGGTGGCGTTGATGCCGCCGGTGGTTGCGCAGATAATGTCCTCGTCAGCGGGCGCAGTGGGTGTGGCGGGCGTAAACTTTTTCAGCAGCACGCCCGCATCCAGCTGCAGCCCCGAAAAGGTATCCTGCGGGATTACGGTAAATTTACCCATTTAATCACCTCAATTTGGGCATAAAAAATCGGCGGTAACGTTGATGTGCCGCCGTTTAATGTTTCTATCCGTTTCGTCTGCCAGCGACTGGCACCAGGGGGAACCGCGTAAAAGCCAGATGTAACCATCGTCACACTGGATAGTGGCACCACCGATGCCCAAAGCCTCCGAAAGCTCTTGCACTTTAGCGTTCGGGACGGCCTCGCCGGTGGTGTAAAACCACATATTTACGGTCATTGAGACAGGGGCACCGCCCCATGCGTCAAAAACCGCGTCATATGTCAAGTAAGGAAAAGTGACATCCTCCGGTACCGCGTTGCTGGCGTATGCGTCCATAAATCGAGAGAAAAAAGCCTGTAGAGCTGCACCCTTTGTCATTGCGGTAAATCCTTTCGCTCGGCCGTGAAGAATTTAAGCCGCCGCAGACTGGCGGATGCACTCTCAGGGGCCTTTTTCTCTTCCGGGTCGCTGGTCACTCGGTATGTGGTGCCGGTGCTGTTATCGCGGTAAAAGTCGCCGTACTCGATGGGAACATCTTTGTCTACAAGGCCGGAGTATACGCTTGTCACGCCCTGCTTTTCAGCGGCGCGGGCCTGCATACTCGTATCAAGCGCAAAGTAGTTTTTAAACGTCGCCCCGTCAGTCCATGCGATTGTGTAACCGCCTTCGCCGTCCGGCTGGCGCGTTTTGTCCAGCAGCGTACAGTCACGCGCAAAATCGTCAAGCAAACTCATAGCTTCCTCCACTTTTCCAGCCGCGCGGCAAAAATGCTTTGCCAACTCAGCGCAGAGCCGCCTTGTGCAGTGTTTCCGCTTGCTTTGGTGTAACTGTACCCCCCGAAGCTCTCACTCTGGAAGGGGCTTTGAGCCGCCTTTTCGTTGGCTTCGCGCCATGCCTGCACATCCTCGGCCAGCTTTACAAACTCGGCCGGTACGGCAAGTGCCCACACCGCGCCGGTGAACTCTTCGTCCTGCAGCACACAGCTGCCGTACTGGTACAGCCCATCGTTAAACACGCTGCCAGCAATCCAAAAGTACTGGCCGACTTTAAGAAAAGGCAGCGCAATGCGGCCCTTTTCGACGAAAAAATGGCCCAAATGCACACCGCCCGGTACGACAAACCAGTTCTTGCACTCTCGCATCAATTCTTCAAGCATTACGCTGCCCCCTTATTACTTTTTGAACTTTGCCAGCACAACTTTTGCTTCGTTGGTCAGCGCCGCAACGTAAAACTCGTCAGCGGTGATCTCGGTGGAACGGTTACGCGGCTTGCGCTCGGTCTCCACGTTGATGCTGCGCTTGCGATAAATGGTCAGAGCGGGAACATCGTCCTCGGTTTCGCTGTCCTCATTCAGCTTGACGATGGGGCAAGCGTAGTAGGCGGTAGCAGCAGCCTTGACCTTATCACCGACAACCAGAGCATCAGCGCAATGGGGCTGAATCGTAGACAGATGCTTCTTTGCGGTAGTCTCGGTGGTAGCATCATCGACAATCTCAATGGTGCCGGTGCTGTTGTCCTTCTCGTACTCGATAGAGGGGACCTTGCGGCTTGCAACAACGCGGGTGTTGGCAATCTTGCCAATTTCGCCGGTGACAGCAACGCCAGCCTGATACTTGTCAGCGCTGATAAAATCAGCATCCTTGCGCAGGGTCGCCATCTGCTTGGGGTTGATGAACATCACCTTGTCGCTGTTAATCTCCTCGTTGAACACGTCGATAGCGTCCACAACGCCGCTGTACTTGATAGCGGCAGCAGTGCCGTCATACACAAGCGTAGCGCCCTGCAGGGCTTCCATGCAGTCGTTGTCGATTTTGGCAGCGATAGAAAGCGCCAGCTGCGCATTGGCTTCTCCAACAGGGTTGCCGTAGCCGGACAGCACAGCTTCATCGGTCAGGCCGACGCCCTTCATGGCCTTCTTGATTTTGTACTTCTTGTCTTTGGTGCTCATTTTGTCGATGTCAACGTCAACGCCCTCTGCAACGTCCTCTGCGTCACCAATGTAACCGTAAGACGGTACAGTAATGGTATCGCCGGGCACGCCAGCAAGGGTGTCATCCACCTTTGCAAAAGGTGCCACGCGGATTTTGTCGGGAATCTTTGCCGAAATCATATCGGCCATAACTTCGGGGTCAATCAGGTCTGCGAGTTTGGTCAAAATAGTATCTGCCATGTGTTAATCTCCTTTGTCGGTTCCATTGACCAGTGTATTGTACTGGTCAGGGTCAGTTTTTTTGAGCTTCAAGCGGTCGGCATAGCCCATTTTTGCAAATGCTGCCGCATCAATAGAGCCTGCGCCGCCATTGCCTGCGGGCGGATTCGATGTATTTGCGCCCTTCGTGCTGGTAGTAACGATGTAGTCGCTGTAAGATTCTTTCAGGCTGGTTTCCAGCTTGGCAGAATCCTTGATAGCGCCTTTTTCGTCCAGTTCCAGCTTGTCCAGCAAACCATCGCCTTTGCAAAGTCGGGCAACAGACTGCAAGCGTTTGTCGGCAATGCCGACTTTTTTCAGGGCGGTCTCCAGTGCCTTTTCTTTGGCAGCGGTTGCCTTTTCGGCGGCCACGCTGGTTTTGTAATCCTCAAAAGCTTTGTGCTCGGCCTCATACTTTTCCTTGTAGCCGTCATCGCCCTTGCCCTTGATCTCGTCCAGTTCCTTTTGGACGGCGGGCAGCTTCTCCGCATCGGCCTTATAGCGGTCAATGTCCGCCTTCAGGCCGGTGACGGTTTCGGCGTGGGCCTCGATAATCGTGTCCTGCTGCTCTTCGGTCAGGCCCATACCTTTAAGCAGTTTACGAGTAATTGCCATCTTTTGCTCCTTTTCTTCGGTGCCAGTTCTTCGGCATTTGCAATCTATAAAAAACGGCAGTTCTTCGCCGTTTTACCAAACTTATAAAAATGCAGCTGCCTTAAACAGCTGCAAAATAAAGAGCCGAAGGATTATTTATCCTCCAGCTCACTTTTGATAATTTTTTGATATTGCTGCGCGTGATCTGCCACGGCGGGCTTGATGTATGGCTTTGCTCTCTGGCCGTGCGTCATGTGCCAATTGCCTTGTGCGTCCTTGTAAACCCACGGGTTGGGTCTACCGCCTGTCACATACTTGCCCGTGCCCATCTCGACATAGATGGCATACTCGCTGTCTGTGCCCACATATGCGGCCTTTTCGCCAGGGTCTACCGTGTGCGTGATGCTGTTGCGCAGGTTGCCGGTATCAACGGGGCACAGCTTTTTTGCGTACCCCTCACCCACAAGCCCACATTTTTCAAGGCTGCGTGCAATGGCTGCATCAAGCGCGGACAGTACTTCAGCGCTGTGATCGTCAAGTGTTACTTTCATGGCGCATCTCCTAAAAATGGGCATAAAAAAACCGCCATCGGTTGATAGCGGTTCTAACATTAGTTATCAAAATCCGCGTGCCATTTGCATTCAAGACACTTTTTACATTGGTTATCGTTCCACTGGATAGGCGGGTTGTAGTCCTTCAAAATTCGTTCGCTAATCATTCCGTCTGCAACGTCAACTATTTCCATACACGTTGCTCCGTCTATCTGCCCCTCAATGACTGGGCAATAAACTGTGTTCATTCAAACACCTCCATAATCGCTTCCGTGTCTGATTTGTAATCTTTTCTGCTATAGGATGTTTTAATTTGCAGCGTTTGAGAATCTACATATGCCGCCCCATATTTTGAATAATAGTTGATGCTTTCAACTTTGTCCCAGCGCTTTCGCCTGATGGAACAATATGCATTATCAACGTACCCGCGTGCCTCTTCCACTGTGCAACCATGCCTTGCAGCATGTTCATCGCGAAATACCAGCTGAGAAATATCAATTTTCTCCGGTGGTACTCGAATTATGCCTTTCACTCCTGTTGCCTTAACTTGCTGGAATTTTTGAAAATCGGTTTCGGTTGCTTCTGGGACACGTCGCTTATACGCTACAAATTGCTTTGTGTAATCCCATCCGTCTCCACTGTTATACTTCAAATTTTGAAACTGTGCAAATGTTCTCAGGGCGTTTTTTCCAAGCACTTTTTGGTATTCTGCATATTGCTCTTGATCGGCAGAAAGGTTCCTAGCCTTTTTCTGGTATGTGTCCCATACATATCGGTTTTCTGATTTTTTCCAGCTTTCCCATTGCGCATAGGTCATATCCGAGACAAGTATGCTTTTTCCCGTTTCCGGGTCTCGTGCACGGCGTAGAGGGTTCGGGGTTTTTGGCGCATCGGCAAGTGCCGCAATAAGCGTACAGCGGCAGTTATACACAAGATATCCCGGTGCGCTTGTGTCGCCGGGATACATGATCTCATAGCCGTCCACATGAAACGGCTTGTCTGTTTCCGCCG